CTCGATATATCACTTGTTGTATAACTCATAACCCGTTCTTACTCTTAAACCTACTTATATTTCCATAAAAGAATTGAACAGTGATATCACCGCATTTCCAACTATCAGGAATCCGCTTACTGTTATCAATAAAGCCTAACCCTTGAATCTTCTCGCCCCACTCTTCTTTACTCAATGTTGTACTTACATCAACTTCAATCTTATAAGGACCAAGGCTGTAAACTTGTGCAACATCTCTGAAACGAAGACGGAGTTCTTGTGCTAAATCATCTTTTGTCATTTTTCTCCCACCTTCTTAAGATTTACTTTTCCTTTACAGTATGGGCAAGACATAAACAGCTGAATTGGAGTAATGTGTCGTTTCTTACATAACTTCCAGATATTCACCTTCTGTTTAATGCACCCGCAGTAAAACCAATCCTTGTTGTTAGGAACTTCTTCCCAATCACAAGATTCAGGTATTTGTTCTTCTTCCATAATTTTTTACCTCTTACCTTAATTGTAGAATAGGTAGACTGAGAAAGTGTCTGGTCTGATTTCAATTCGATACTGACAGTTTACATTAATCATCTTGTCAGTTATTTCTTTTCCGTTTCTATCGAAAGTTAGTAAAACTCCACCAGCTAAGGGATGTGAAGTTTGACCGATAAGCTTAAATCCTTCTTTTATTAAATTCTTTTTTACGAAGTTCGCATAGATAGCAATTCTGTTTTTCATTTATTTGGTAACTCCCTTTCTCTTAGCAATTATTTTACCAAATAAACTGTCGTAGCATTTATCACATAAGATAAACAGCTCTTTCTGGATAGGAAGACTTACATTCCCTATCATTTCCCTCTCATCACTTAATTCGACGATTGTTCGACTTTTTCCTTTAATCTCTTTGTTGCATTTTTCACAGATGCAATTAGTTTGACAATACATAATCTGTCCCACCCTTTTAATTTATTTTGAAGATCAGTTCCCTGACCGTTCAATCCAACTGTCAATCTGTTCCTGTACAGGTACTTCATGATTCTTTGCTTCGTTCTTAAGACTACTCACATAATCCAAAGTGACATTCTCTTTCTTAATACCCATAACGAAATCTTCTATCCTCTCATCCATTGCTTTCTTCTCGTATCCGTTATGGTTGAACTTATACTCAATATCTAAAGGAACGAATTTTGTTTCTTCTTTTTCAGTATCAACAATGTAAACACCGTTCACATAATCTTCAAAATCACTCGCCTGTTTTGTAAGGCAACCACTGTTGATAACATGACGGCCATCTAAATGGTATTCGAAGTTTCTGTGATAGTCTCCTGTGAAAATCCATTTTGCTTTCGGATACTTTTGTAAAAGAGTTTCAGGTGTCTCGCATTCCATAAAGTCTGGTTTATCACGACTCGGAATGGTAAGCGTATGCTTAAAGATATATTCACTGTCACCGTAGTTATCTTCATCAAAGTTACAGCCTTTGACAACACTATGACGATTCATATTCTGTACATCTTTTGAATTAAGTAAAACACCAATAGCAGATTTCGGAATGTTAGTGCTGCTGTGGTTCGGAAGGTCATGGTTACCGCAAAGAATCGATATAGGAATGTTTTTATTATTCATCTCTTGAACAAATTCTTGAACAAGGTAGATACATTCATTTGATGCTGTATTTTCGCTATGAAAGATATCGCCACCAACTAATATATCACAGACATCATCCTTTACTGCAATCTCACCCACTTGTCTAAGCGCTTCTCTTTGTAATTCCATCCATTGTTCTTGAATTATATCAAGACACGACGGTACGGTACTTCTTATATGCCAATCGCTAGTAATTAGAAACTTCATAGACCACTCCATTCCTTTATCAGAAGATACATCTTATTATTGAGAACTTGAGCATCACTATCTTTTAGTGACAGATTGATTACAGTATCATTCCCATCAAGTTCAAGATCAATCTCAGCATCCGGTATTTTTAGTTTAATGTATTCACAGACTTTATAACAGATATATTCGTACCAGCAGGTAAAGGTATATCCTTCAATCTCTACCGGTTCTTTTCTATCAAGCTTACGAGCTTCAAGACATCCTTTAGAAGTCTTCTTATAGGCAGGGTATGAGAGTTCAATAAGTTTTTCAATCATATCTTCTGTTGTCATATAATTTATTCTATGTAATAATATTAGAATAACCTTTAGAATAATTAAATATTATGTTATAAGGAGAATAATCATGAAAGAAGTACAAAGGGAGTCAATGCTGTTTCAAAGAAAGATACTCGGTATCTTATGTATGCTCCTTGCTCCTTCAAGCATCTTATTTGGATTGATTGGAAAATCTACAAACTTACCTTACTGGTACAAGAGCATATCCTCTACCTACTACGCTAACGATAAGATTATAATGATCGGTTTGCTTTACGCAATTGCGATCTTCTTTAGTGCATACAAAGGATACGATTGGAGAGACAGAACTTGTTCACTCATACAGGCTGTTTCATCTTTCTTAATAGTTGCCTTCCCGTGCGATACTCCAGGTATACCACAGAATGTTGGATTGTTCTTAGCACCCGTATCAGTTTCTAACATTATACATTGTATTAGTGCATCTGTCTTATTCATCACATTTGCATTTAATGTACTGTTTCTTTTCCGTTTATGCGGCCCTGAACCAACTGAGAAGAAACTCCTTCGTAACAAGATATATCTCGTTTGCGGAATTATAATTTCTATCTTTATGATTCTGGAAGGGATTTACTCTGTTACATCTTTATTTGATTTTATTCCAAGCTGGTTTCCAATCACTTGGTTCAATGAATTTGTAATGCTTGAAGCTTTTGGTTTTGCATATTTTGTAAAATCAGAAGCTATAGATAAACTTAATGATTAAGGAGAATAAAAACTATGAAAGAAGCATTAAAAGAAATAGAAAGTCTGTTCGGTACAGAAGCTAAAGGTAATACAGTTTACTTCAACGACATCACCTACACACCGATTCCCCTTCCTGTAGCAAACGCAGTAAAAGCTATTATGGAAGAGCATCCTGATGTAGGTTACCAGATTGGACTGTACTCAGTAAAACTGTTCGACAAGAATGTAAGACCTATGACAGGTACCATTAGTCTTCAGAACGGATTAAAAAAAAAGATAACCTCTAAAAAAGAAATCGAAGTAAAGTCATCTGCGATAGGAGACATCAAAGATGACTTTTGCCTCGGAAGAATCAAAGACAACGAAGCAATCCAAAAACTCACAGAACAAGGAAAGGGTAAGCGTGACGCTAAGAAGATTGTAGACCGATGGCGAGAAGATAGAAGGATACAGTCTTCTAGAAAACTGCCTATAACCTCTTCAGTTAATACCACAGAAGACCTTTACAATGTTTTAACTGATTATGATACAGATGTTGAATTTAATGATGGTAAGATAATGTGGAATGACCAGTACATTTATGTTGATAACGGTCAGGTTATTACTGATGGTAACGGTTGGACAGACAGCTGTTCAGTAGAAGAATATCTTAGTATGTTAGATGACAATTATAAAATTGTTTCTAGGAGGTTACCCTAACTGTATTGCTTCTTCTAACCTTACTTACTGCGGATATCCAATAGACCGTTCTACTCCTTGGGTTATATTTAAGATGGACCTTACAAACTTCCAGATGAGTATCTACGGCTGCTACAGCACTGAAGAAGAAGCGTTTAAGGCTTATAAAGACAACAACCTCGGTAAGACAGACGGTAAGGTTATTTACGAAGTAGATGACGCGAGAAACAGCGAAAAGAAAGACGATAAGGATAGCGGTTATCTTGAACTCCAGGTATCAAATCGTAAACCCATTAAATCAAATCTTTCTGATTACTTTCCTGTAAGTGAAGAAGAAGCAAGGGATATTGACGAACTTGCTGACACCTTTCCTGATAGAAGCGAATTAAGAAGCGTCTTAGAAGATTACTTTCACATCTATGACGACTACCGTTCACTTGATGTAGATGACTTTGATAGGTGTTTAGCTGAATATTTTAATAATACTACAGACCAGTCAGAATCGTCATAAGAAGGAACCCAAAAAACATTATGCCACAAGCGTCCCTTATTTCAACAAAATATCGGACGCTTTTATTTTCCTCATTGTGTATTTGCTTTTCTGCAAGATAACACAATACACCGCTTACGATTGTTAGTAAAAATAAGATTCCCCTTAACATATCACCCACCTAATCATAAAATAAGCTAGTTTCACTTTGGGAGGGAAAGTAAGAGGCGGAAACCAGCTTAGATAAGACCTCTTGTAACTTGCAGGAGTGCATTGGGTGGGGCACTGGTAAACAAGTTACTTCTGACCGTTAGCTCGACTTGAACGAACCATCCTATTCTGTCCTTGGCAAAAGAAACAAGATAGGACCAACCTGTACGGTCACCGCAAAGAAGAAGAATCCGTTCTAACTCCTTTACTCGCTTTCGCTAAAATAAACATAAGTTTTAGGAGCAGTGTCTGACAAACACCGTATGTAACAAATAATAATAGAATAACGGTTTCAACACCCGTTTCATATAATAACACCATCTTACCATTATACCCCTTGTATTCACCACGCATCGTAGAATATGAAAGGATTTTTATTCTTTTGTAAGAAGGGTGTAAAAGTTATCTTTAAGATACTCAGTATGTCTTTTCGGCTTCGCTTCTGTTTTCTCTCTTGTATACTCTTCACTGTAGATGTTCTTCATAGTAGTGAATCCTTTCTCATAACAGTTAGAAGGATTGATTGTATTGATATCAGGATTGATTCCTTCAAGAACATATCCTGTAGTTTCTTCTTTACTTAGTATCTTATGACCGTTTGTATAGAGTGGTAAGGTATTACTTCGTTTAAGATTGAAAACGATGTCTTCATCTTTTATCCTTCCTTTAGTATAGCTGTCCCTTATGTGCTTATAGAAGCTTACTACATTCCTCACTACAGTTATATTCTGTAAAACATCACACTCAATATCAAGTAATCTCATCGTAAGGCGGTGAGTTTCGTTCCAACTTGTTACAGGGAGAATATTGTACTTACCGTTCGTATAGCTAAAGGTTCGTCTGTTCATCCCTTCAAGGATATACTCTAAGTTTCTCTCCGTTATCTCATTTATCTCTAAAGGGTGGGGTTTCATAGTATGGTGGTAAAGATTAAATCCGATAGCAGTAACAAAAGGCAGCATCGGTTCGTCATAGTATCTTATAAAACGAGGGAGCCAATAGGTAAGGTCATCTAATCCCTTAAAGGTTGTCTGCTTGGTACTCTTATCTTCACGAAAGTATCCTCGTATTGATAACTCACTTTTATCCTCACCTTGGTTCAACAGAATGTTATGACAAATAGATACTTCTCGTTTGAATGAAATGTCGTTCTTATTAAATGATGTCGTGGGAAGGGTTTCGAAGGTGCATCGTAGTACTGTACCGAGGGTTGGTTTAGGACTTGTTACCCACTTACCCATCGACAATACTTCAGTACCTTCTGTAACATCCTCGAGTGGTATAAGTCCTTTCTTAGTTGTTACAAGGTTATACTGATAATTCGTCATCACTTCCTTCGTTTGCTATATCTTGGAAAATCGAATTGGTGGTAGGTGCTGTTCCTGTACTGTCAAGTTTCATATCAAGTCCATTCCTTTCGAGGTAGTCAAGAAGTACGCTCGGCGTTTTACCTTCCTTACCTTTCTCCTGATCGAGACTCTTAATAAGCACCTCACCCTTAATGCAAGTATCAACAAGCTTTCGTTTTGCTTCTATGATATCTACTTTAGACTTAGTAAGAACTTGAACTGCCCTTACTGTCTGTTCAGGGTCGAGTTTAAGGGTACCGTCATCAATTATATCTTCAAGTGCTTCTATCGCTTTATCGGTGGCCTGACTAAGTTTCTTTTCGTAATTACTGAAGTCACCGTTATCCAATGCCTTCATCATATTATGGAGATCTGGTAATATGCTTTGTAGTTCGCTATTATTCATCTATCTCTTCCTCCTCCAATGTTTCTTCTTTAATTACAGGAAGGTAATAATGGTTCAGTATTTTCTTCTCTTTATTCACCACAACATACTCTTCACCTTTATATTCTAATATCTGTTTCTTCTCGTAATCTTTATACAGCTGTTTGTCGTCTTCTATGAATAGAACATTATGAAGGTTCATACATCCTAATCGTCTTTTCGACGGTATGGTGAGTGTCTGTCCTTCGAATATATGAAGAAGCATGAGAAGCTGATCTCCTGTGATAAGGTATGCTGATATAACCTTATCGATGTCCATATTGTTTCTAACTGCAAGACTTGTTATTAGCTCGTCGCCGTTCTTTTGAAATATCATTCCTTCCTCCCACTTCTCTATTACTTGCCCTCCACCACGCGTATGCTATCATAGGGGCACTATCTTTCTCCTCTACATAATCGCTGTATAATTCATCGAAGTTTACTGTCACTCCCATTCTGTTACAGTAGTCGACAAATGCGCTTAATGAAGTTATTGCGTCCTCGTTCTCGTAAGTCAAAGTATTTTCCATCAGCTCGCTGTTACAGTCTACCTCAGGTCTCTTCTTCTTTGTCTTATAAGCCATATAGGCACGCCACGCTTCATTATTAATTCTAGAGATACAGAATGTCTGGATGGTTGCTATTTTTGGGTCGAACATATCAATCTTCGTCAATAATGCTTCCCAACAGGTTTCGTAGAAAGTATCAAAGTCCATCGCAAGTTTCTTCCACTGAAAGAATATTCGTTTACACCAATACTCGTAATCGTGGATAAACTCCTTTGTGAAGGTTCCGGTGGTGAGGTAGCTTTCAAATCCTGTGTACTTCTTCTCACCCATCTTATATCTCCATCGTACCTGCTATCCCGTATTGAATTCGTATCTTACCTTTGTACCACCGCTCAACTTCGTGTACCATTCGTGCATACTCGATATTCCTTACAGGGTACCACCAAACATAAGTACTTGGTTTGAGATTAGTTTGACCGTGAAACATTGTTTTATACTTTGATGGAATGGTGAGGGGTTTGAGAACCTTTATTACTACACCGACCAAGATTTGTTCTTCTTTATTAATCATAACTAATCTCTCCATCTACAGTAAATGATTGAAGGCGGTAATCAGTTGATGTATCGTCTTCATCTATTGTCCTGTTTAAGTCGTCCACTATCTTCTTTGCATCATCTTTCTTGGATCTGACAGCGATGATAGTGGAGGTATATTCATTAAGATCTTCTCTTGTGATGATATAAACTTTCATACTAATTGAATCGTTTTCTCCACTAACTTTAATTCACAGTTTAATTTCTGTGAAAGGTTCTGTTTGTGACTCTCAAGCTGCTCCTTAAGATCACAACTCATTACTACCGTACCGTCAGGTTTCACAAGCTGGTAAGTTTTCTTCGGTGTCGACTGATTAATGTTTACAATTCCATCTTTTCCGAATGCAGGCATAACTTTATTCCTCCTCACCTACCGCAAGTACATCATAAATACTTACGACATCATATGTAACATCATCTACAATGAATTCAGTATTAAGGCCTTTAGGGTAGAATACATAACTGCCCACCTTTACGCCTGAAGCACTGATATCAGGATGAGTACCAACATCAATTACAGTACCTTCATACTTTCGTTCCTGTTTGGCTGATGTAAGGATGATACCGCTTTCAGTAACTTCTTCATCCACCGCTACCTTTACAAGAATCTTCTCGTTCAAAGGTTTGAATTTGTTCATATTACTTTTCCTCCTGTCTGTTCCATAAGAACATCCATTATGCTTTCAAGGTCTACTTCTAAGAGTGACCGTTTAATGTGCTGGTTTGCTCGTTTTACTAACGGTTCAGGAATCTTCGGAATCTTGAAAGTACTTCCCATTAGCTGTTTTGCGTAATAATACTTTAATAAGACTGTCGCTAATTCGCAGTAGTCCTTCTCCTGTAACTCTGTACCATCATCGTACTGTAACGGTGAGATGTGATATCTTTGTAAAGTTTCTTTGAAATCCATAATATATAATTCTAGACTATATACTATCAAAAATCAACTAAATTCTTAAAATAATACAAATATTGAAGGAGATTCATAGAATAATTTGTTAGATTACAGTATTCTTTCTCTATAACCGGCAGTACTTTATTATCTTTTCTATATTCGTTATGTCGTTTCTCGTCAATATGAATCTGAGTGAATGTGTCTTTTACTATGTCATTAAACTCATCTCTACTGATAGATGCATTAATGAGGAGCTTAAGGTGGGAATAAGTCTTGTAAGAGTTTTTTAATTCATTAAGATAATCTTCAGGTTTAATCATTATTATCCCTCATATCGTTTATTATTTTATTTCTTTCCCTTTGTCGTTTTAATATCTCTTCTCTATGTTTCTGGTAATATTCCCTTTGATACTGTTTATAATACTCAGAATACTTTTTACGAGTCTTCTTCTGCCTAGCTAATATCCTATCCTTGTTCAGCTGGTAATACTGTTTACGCCAAGCCTTCTTTCGTTCTTGTACATCTTCTCTTTGGAGATATTCTTTTTGATACTGTTGATAGTATTCTTTTATTCTAGGTTTGTACTTTTCATGATGTTCTTTGCTATACTTGTTATAATAATGAGTTTTATTACTCCACTTCTTTACAGCCTTTCTAACATACTTAGGAGACGGTCTAAGGTTTACAAGGTTGTAGCTGTTTGGGAGAAGAAGGACTAGGTTATCAAAGTATTTTCTTTCTTTGGTTTCAAGATACCTCTTTCTCAATAGTTCACAACAATCAATGAGTTTATCCAATAATGAATTACTATCCAACAGTGGTTCACCATAACCGTTTGTTACTATAGGAACATTCTCATATTCCTCTATATCAAATAAGTCCCTTGTTATTGGTGTAGATGTTATCTTTTCAATCTCTTTATAATTAAATCGTTTCATATGCTTTAATACTAGAATAAAGTGGTTGATAGGGTTCTTTTACCATCTATACCGTTCTACCCCCGATTTTCGTAAGATATGAACGGCTATGAAGGTATTTCTAATCCTTTGTTTATGGTTCCTCCATTATTGAATATGAACTGTCTTCACCGTAAAGGCTGTCTTCGAACAGTTTTAATTCGTCTTCTATATCCTTCTCTTCTTCTGTAGTAATAGATGAATAGAATCCGTCGTCAGGTATCTCTACCTTTTCAAGTTCCTTTTCTATCATCATAGTTTCATACTGAATATGTTCCTTTGTGTATATTAAGAAGCTTGCACCAGCTAAACCGTCCGAACAGTCCTTAAACCAAACAGGATTATTAGAATCTGTATTGTGAGGATGGTCTACATAGTTTGTTGCCATATCCTTTATAAGGTTCAGTAACTCGTGTTCCAACGGTTTATAGAACGGCAGCTTATATCGTCCCATCTTAGCGAAGTTTAGCAATATCATATAAGGTACAGGGTCTTTATCAACCGATAGGTATTCACTATGGTCGTTCCCGAATATCTTTTTACATTGTGGAATAAGGAAGTCCTTTGCGTAATGGTCACCGCTTATGAATGCGAAGTTTACTCCGTTATCCCGCATATAGAGTATTAGCTGCAATATCTTCTCTTGGTCTATCTGGTTGTCAGGTATTTCTTTATTCAAAAAGAGTCTTACGGTAAGTACGGTTCTTATCTGTCTATCCTCAGTGTCATAGTATAAAGCACTGAAACCAGTATGGTCGTGTTTCTGTGAACAGTCTACATGAAGATATACATTCTCACCGTGGTAATACTGTAAAGCAATATCAGGGTTCCAAATATCACTCGGGGAAGTTGAATCGTAGATACCAATATGAGGAATATCTTTATAGAAAGGCTTCTTAAGAGTACGGTCCCATATCTTATCTACTGTCTTCGCATTCATATACTTGTTAGTACCACTCATTACCTTTCCCGACATATTGGCAAGTGAGAATGTAATGTCTTCTTCATAGAACTTCCTGATTGATACAGGAACAGGTTCTATAAGGTCAGGGTTCTCTTCTATGAACTCGTTTAGTGTCATACCGTAGAGTTCGTTTATTCGTGATTTAATGGAATCGTCTGCTTGGTCTACTATGAATGGTTCAATATCACCGTTACCGATAAATACAGGGAACTTCTCTTTACTGAAGTTCTTTGGGTTAGCTTCATAGACTGATGCTTCCATAATAACTGTATCACCGTCTTTCTTTGCTTTCTCTACCTCTAAGGCTACGAAAGAAGAAGAAGTGGTGGATGATGATATAATGCCACTAAAGCCACCCCATATACCACTTTCATTACTGTATGTCATTACAGAACGCTGACGCATCTCTTGGAACATCTTTTGAGTCTCTTCAACCTCTGTTCCTTTCGCTACTTTTCGTACATTGGCCTCGTCTAGTACACACCCGAGCATATCTTCACCGATAATGTGAGATACATTAGAACCACTTCTTACTTCACAGAATGGGAAGATGAGTTCAGACTCGAGAGGCTTTCGTTTTACATCTGGGAGATTCCAATAAGGGGTTTTGTCTATAATCTTCATTAACCCTTTAAGACCGGTTGATTCAGATTTAGACATAGTATATGATAACCAGAATATCTTAGGTATAGTCGAAGGGGAAAGGTTGAAAA